CGAGACACGGACGCTGGCCAAGGGTGCGCTCTACGCCCAGCGGGTGCAGTTCCGATCATTCGCCCAGGAGGACCACGCGCTTGTGGACAAACTCAAGGTCGGGGCGTTCATCGCATTCGACGGGGACTGTGACGCGGTCAGCGAAAAGTCCCAGACGGGCTGGTGGTACGCCAACCCTCGGGTGACCGGCCGCATCCTCAGCGTCATTGACACCGAACCCGGGAGACACGGTGAGTGACATTCTCCAGTTTCTTGTCGTGGGCCATCCCAAGGCCCAACCGCGAGTCAAGGCCTTCAAAAGGGGCAACCACGCGGGCGTCTACGATCCAGGCACGGCAGACGCGTGGAAGCTCGCTGTTGGGGCCACCGCCCGCATCCATTGGAACCGGGCACAATTCCTCGGGCCGCTACGCCTTGTCCTCGGGTTTTTCATGCCGAGGCCCAAGGCGCACTTCAACCGCCACGGGGACGTCAAACCTGGAGTCTCAGTCTGGCACCAATCCAAGCCTGACGCTGACAACCTTGCCAAAGCCGTCATGGACGCGCTGACCCAACTTCAGGTCTGGCGCGACGATTCGCAGGTCGTCCAACTGGAGGTCTCAAAAGCCTACGGAGCCCGAGCGGGCTGCATCGTCATCCTCGGGCCGGCATCATCAACGGACCCACTCTTGCGCTTCGAAATGGGGCGCTTCATCGACTGACCAACACGGGGGCCGCGCATCCGAAACACGCGAACAAAATCTTTTTCAAAAAGTTCTTTCCAACCACGTTTTCCTCGTTAAATTAGGGGCATCGAAGGCAAGCACGCCTGAGAAAAACAGAACGAATCGAATCATGAACAACGCCAAGAAAATCACACTCACCACGATCAAGTCCTTCATCCGCAAGTCCGGTGAGCAACTGCACTTCGTCAAGCGGACTGCGTTTGACGGGATGCAGGACATGGTCTGCGCCACCGGCAACAAAGAGTTGGTGAAGGCGATCCGCTGCGAAGAGAAAAGCCACAACCACGGAGTGACCGGGGCGTGGTTCGTCGGATCGAGCCGGGATTACTTCCAGCCTTACAACGACGGCAAGTTCCAGGGCTTCAAGGTTTCCAACTGCTGCGGAGAGTTCATTCTGGCGGTTCCTGTCGCCGCTTGAAGCAAACAACCAGGGGCGCGACTGGCCAACGCGCACCACTTCAACACCGACCGAATGATTCCTATGATTACCGTCCAACTTCCAACCGATCCCGCCTACTGGAGTTGCTTTTGGGGCAGCGACTACGAGGAAGGGGTCGCCCGAGCCAACGACAACCTTGAGGCCATGATCCGCAACGAGTTTGCCGACGCGCCGTTTGAGATTCGTTTCGAGCGCACCGCCACCCCAGCACCCCGCGGGGTCCTAGGACATGACGAGGAAGCCGTGGAAGCCGTCTTCGAGTTCATTGCCACCAACTGGACCAACGCCCTTTGATCCCATGAACCTCACCAACTTGATCTCAGCCCTCATCGCCGTGGAAAGCAGCGGCAACGATCTAGCCATCGGTGACCAAGGCCGGGCCATCGGGCCGCTCCAGATTCACCGGGCCGTGGTGCTCGACGTGAACCGATTCACCGGGGCGAACTACCGCCACCAAGACATGACCAACCGAGCCATCGCCCGGAAGGTCTGCCAGGCTTACCTTGAACACTACGGCAAAGGCTGCACGACCGAGCAACTTGCCCGGAAATGGAACGGTGGAGGTCCGGCCGGGGACCGCAAAACCGCAACACTGGGCTACTGGCGCAAAGTCGAGGCTCAACTCAAGAAAGGAACCAAGCAGTGAAACTCCACGAACTCCCACCGGATCACCGGCTCCGAAACATAGCGATCCAGTCCATCGAGGGGCTCCGCATCCACTGCCGGAAAACGACCTACAAGGCCAAGCCAGCGACGTGGAAGATCGGCCGCGAGACCTACAACCGATTGGGTGAAACATGGCGGACCAACTTCGACTTCATCGTGGAGGTGCCCGAGTGAAAGCCACCACTGAGCAACTTGTTTCGGCGCTCCGAGTGCTGTCCGTCGAGATGCACTCCGAGGATGGGGTCGCCAACGCCGTCGTGGCCGAGGCCGCTGACCGCCTGACGCTGATGGCTAACCTAGTCGCCCGGCACGTCCAGGAGACCAAAGACGACGTCGAGCAGATGGCTGTCGCTTCCGAGACGATGGTCGAGGCCACGGCAAAGATTCAGAACCTCCGCGCCCGGATTAAGCGGCTGGAGGAGGCGGGGGATGCGCTGTACGAAGGATGGATCGGATATGGTTTCACTAAGGACAAGCACCTTGCAGCATGGCGCAAAGCCAAGGAGGACAAGCTGTGAGTGCAAAACAGGATCTTGAAGCGCATTTGTCAAAACTTGAGCAAGAAAACGATGCCCTCAAGCAGCACATAAAAAAACTGATTCAAGTCGGGGATAATCTTGAAGAAGACAAACGGCTGTTGAAAGCAGCGCTTTTGTTTCGTGGATTAGATACAACAACAGGTTTTGGTAGCACCGTGAAATGGAAGAAAATACGAAAGGTAAAGCTATGACCGAGAAACAAATCTTAGCAAAAGAGCGGGCAAGACAGGTTCTTTCAAACTTGTTTAAGGTTGGTGCGGCTAAAAAAGAATACAGAAAGAAACAATCAAACGATTACCATCGAAACAAATACAGAACACTCAAAGGCATTCCGCTAGATGCACCAGTTATGACCCCATCCGAATGCGCTGAAAACGCACGAAAAGCGCGTTTGAAAAAGCTCAAAACCAAACAGGAAAAACCGTGAGCAGTTCCCGAGTTCGCCGCATCATGGCCGACGGTATCGACGCCCCAAAACTCCCGAAGGGGGCCATCGTGGAAATGGTCAAACAGGCCCAGAAGATCCGAGTCAACGACGGGCCAACCGCATTCTCCCGACGAAAACGAAAGGGGGCCAAGTGAAAGCACCACTGACCGCAGAACAGGTCACCCGACTTCTCGGGACGCAACCCACCCAGGACAAGCCGACTAAAAAACTCACCCACGGGGTCTTGCTCAACCCACCACTGCCCGACGACGCGGTCCGTGACATCCGCCGCCGTTGGACTGCCGGGGAGCGCCTCAAGATCATCGCCGGGGACCACAACATCACCAAGGCCGCGGTCTCGCTCATCGGATCGGGCCAGCGCCGGAGGGACGTCCTGTGAGCCCATGCTTGACCGCTGGTCACCGCGGGCTTGTACCGGAGCGCGGTTTCTGGTCCACGGGGGCGCATCGTGAACGTCATCACCGCCCGCCGCCGGGTCATGGCCGTCGGGTGCAGCCACGGCAACCGAGCCAACCCCAACGCGCTGGCCGCTGCGCTTTTGTTCCGGGATCAGTTCCGCCCCGACGAGGTCATCCACCTCGGGGACGCCTACGACCTTGCAAGCCTCCGGGCCGGTTCTTTGGCCAATCCTGACGACTCCGACCACGCTGATGACTACCTCGACGATATCGACAAGGGCCGGGCTTTCCTCGAAGCGCTCAGGCCTACGGTGTTCATCGTGGGAAACCACGACCTCCGGGCTTTGCGGTACACCAACCACCACAACACCGTGGTCCGCGGTTTCGCTCAGGCCATCTGGGAAAAAATGGTCGAACCCATCGAACGCCACGCCCGGGTGTTCATCAAACACCACGACGTCCTTCCGCGCTCTTGGTACAACCTCGGCGGGTACAAATGGGGCCACGGGTTGCTGTTCGGTGAGAACTTCCTCCGGGACACGGCCGAGTGCTGGGGCAACACCGTCGTGGCCCACGCCCACCGCGCCGGGGTCGCCACTGGCCGACGGGATGGCAACCCGACTTGCCTTTCGCCGGGGACGCTGGCCGACGCTGCCGCCATGGATTACGCCCTCCGCCGCCGGGGGACGCTTGCGTGGTCCCACGGGATAGTATTCGGAGAGTACACCGACACGACCGCCCAACTTTACCTCCACCAATGGCCGCAGGGAGAGACCCAATGGAATCTGCCGAACTTCTGAGACGGATCCGCGACGAGATCCAACGCAAGATCGAGTTCCCGACAAGCGAGTGGAAGACCTCAAAGGAATGGATGGCTGAGTTCGACCTCAAGCAGTCCCAGACCAACCGCGTTCTCGCCCAGGGCGTCGAGCTTGGGATCATGGAGGCCAAGACCTTCCGCATCCCCTGCCCGATCCGAGGTTCCTACCCGGTGCCCCATTACCGCCGCAAAACGACCCCATGAAATACCAAAGCCGCCACAACCCCAACGTCATCGTTGAAGTCATCGCCGAGGCCGAACTCCGAATCGGTGAGACCCGCCGTCAGGCCGTGGTCTACACCCGCAACGGGCGTAACTACGTTCGCCCCAAGGCCGAGTTTCTCGACAAGTTTTCGCTGGTAGTTTCGGCCGAGCCGAAGTAACTGTCAGCAGTCACCGCGAGGTGGCAAATGGGTGTAGCAGCCCAAAGCAGAGATGAACAACTCCCCAGAACCTCCAATCCAGCCAATGCCGGCGGGTTTCCCTGAAACGCAACGTTCAGGGCTGCACCCACTGCTACCCGGTGTTGGTTGGATTGGGGATTCATTAACCCCATGAGCAACCTTTACGTCCGACTTCATTCGTCGTTCTGGACGCACCGCAAGACGTTGCAACTCAGGCGAAAGCTTGGAGATGCAGCGTTCTGGATCCCGCCACGCCTTTGGTCATTCGCGGCTGAGAACGCACCCGACGGAGACCTGAGCAACTACCAAGCAGAGGACCTAGCAATGCTTGTGCAATACTCGGGCAATGCTCAAGAGATGCTCCAAGCATTAAACGACGCCGGATTCCTCGAAAACGGCATCATCAGGAATTGGGCCGAGCGAAACTCGTTTCACGTTACCAACCACGACCGCGCCAAAAAGGCAGCGGAAGCCCGATGGGCAAAGCGAACCGAAAAGCTCTCTGAAGAGAAAGACAGAGATAAGGACAAGGAAAAGGAAAAGGAAAGTAAGCAAGCATCGCTCAAGCAATGCTTGGGCAATGCTACAAGCATTCGCTTTGTTCCTCCAACCCGCGAGCAGTTGAACCTTGAAGCTGAGAAGCTCGGGCTTCCATCCATCGAGGTGGACAAGTTCGTGGCCTATTACGCCTCGAACGGATGGCGGGTCGGTAAGGTGCCAATGAAGTCATGGCCTCATGCATTGGCTGGGTGGGCCACTCGTTGGAAGGAACGATCCCAAAGCCTCAGCCTCGGAGACAACCGCTACCAAACCGCAACCGCAGACGACGCCGCATTCTGACCATGGAAACCACCGACGACATCGAGCGGGTGCCTTCGACCTGCCAGAACTGCCTCAAGGACTTCGGGGCCGCCGTGATGCGGTCACCATTCAACCCGGGCAAGGTGCTGTTCCAAGCCCGGTACTGCGACCCGTGCATCATCAACCGCCAAGCCATCGAGCGTGAAAAGGCGTGGGAGCAAAACCAATCCGAACGCCAAAGGGCTCGCCGTGAAGCCTGGGAGGCCCTTTGCCCAATGGAGTTCCGCACAACCGAGGAAGGGGGCCGAACCGACGTTGGGAGGCTCCTAGGCGAGTTTCCGATCCTCCAACAGGTCATCCAGCACGACCTGCCAAGCCAAGGGCTGATCGTCCGGGGCAAGTCCGGGCACGGTAAGACCCGGGCAGTGTGGCGACTTCTTCGCCGGTCATTCGTGGACGGCAAACGGATCCGGGCCATGGCATCCGGTGAGTTCGACCGACAAGCCCGAGACGCGGGTGGCAAGTTCACGCTCACCGAGTTCGTGGACCGGCTCATCGAGGCCGACGTGCTTTTCCTCGACGACCTAGGCAAAGCGCCCTGGACGCCGGCCACCGTGGGCATCTGGTTCGACGTTCTGGATGGACGCTACCGGCACGGCCGCCCCATTGTAGTCACAACCAACCTCGACGGGGCCGCCCTCGTCAAACAACTCCGCATCGGACCCGACATCGGGGAGCCAATGCTCCGCAGAATGAGAGAAACAACCCGCCAAATCGTAGTCAAAACACCATGATCATTGCAAAGATAGACGTCACCAAGTTGGACAAGGGCCACTTTTTCAAGGGGCAAAAGGGCATCTACGCCGACCTCGTCCTGATCCCAAACAAGGACGGGGTGGACCAGTACGGCAACGACGGGTTCGTCTCCCAGGGCGTTTCCAAGGAAGCCCGGGAGAAGGGCACCAAGGGGGCCATCGTGGGCAACTACAAGAAAATCAACCGAGGGGGCGACACGGCCGCGCCTCAAAGGGTCCAAGCCCAAGCCAAGCCGGAGCCAGAAGACGACGACTCGCTGCCGTTCTGACCATGAGCAGACCCCATTACCTCTGCAAAAAGGTCCAGCCGGGCGAGATCAAGCCCATGACTGCGGACACAATCCGCATGATGGCTCAGGCCGAGGACATTGTCGCCTACGGCATCCGCCGCGGGCTGATGGCCTACCCACCCAACACCCAGTTCGACAAGGAAGGCCGGGTCATCCCGAAGATCACGGTGCCCAGCGCCCAAGCCAAGCCCATCGAGGCTTACCAATGCCTCCGGGCCTACCTGATGCACGACGCCGGGTCCACTCACATCGAGGTGGCCAAGGCCATCACTGCATCAACCGCGAAGATTGGCGCGATCATCGCCCATGGACGCGAGATCTACCGCCGCCAAGCCGTCGAGATAGCCAAGGACGGTCAAGAGACCATCCCGGAATCAAAACGCGCCAGCGGGGCAGGGAACGCGCAGGGCGGGGCATCCGAGGCAAGCCACCTCCCCCCGGGTGGGAACCCTCCGGCCGAAAAACTGTCACGCAGGGGCCAAAGCAGACCGAGGAGCCCGCGAGCGTAAACTTTTGACCGTTTAATAAACCCCACCCATGCCCCTCACCACCGCCGCCTATTACGTCTCCCTCAATTACGGCCATCATCTCATTAAATGGGCCATTGGCCGGATCCGGGCCGGGAGCATGACCCCGGAACAGTTCGCCGAGAGTCAAACTGCTGACGCCCACCCGCGGGATCCGAAGCGGGCCACCATCGCCCGGGGCCTCCGGGAGATCATGGGCGAAAAGCCCGAGAACCTTCCCGAAAGCCTTCGATGACTCAAGCCGACTACGCAAGGGCCACCGGACTGACCAAGGGTCGGGTCTCCCAGTTGGTCAAAGCAGGAATGCCACTGGCATCCCGGGAGGCTGCCGACAAGTGGCGGGGCATGAGTACCCGCGCCCGCCCAACCGCGGGGGCCAAAGGCAAGCCGGCCGCGCCGATCATCCCGAAAGCCGCTTCGGGATCATCCGGGGAGCCGGGACCGTATCGCCCGCCCGAGGCCCAGGCACCCACCGACCCCGCGTTGATCTCGGCCGACACACCGGCGGGATCCTACGAACGGCAAAAGGGCATCGAGAAAGCCGCTTACGCGCTGTCCGTCCGGGCGCTTAAGGCGGGACAACCCGACGCCGGCCGCCTTGTTCAGATCCACAACCTCGCCGCCCGGAACCTTACCGCAGCCCGGGAGGAAGTTCTCGCGCTGGCCGAACGGGAGCGCCATCTTGTTTCAGGTGACTGGGTCCGAAAGGCCATGACCGAACACGACGGAGCGGTCGCCACGTTGCTCCGAGCAATGCCCAAGCAACTTGCCGGGCGCATCGCCCCTCACGACCCCGAACACGCAGAAAAAGAACTGGACCGCTGGGTTCAGGAAGTAGCCCTTGCCACTCTCCAACAAACCGATCCTTGGAAATGAAGACCAAGCCAACCATCGAAAACGTACCAATCGGGAAGCTGAAAGCCTACGACAGCAACGCCCGGACCCATTCGCCGGAACAGGTCGCCCAGATCGCCGCCTCAATGGTCGAGTTCGGTTTTACCAACCCGGTGTTGATCGACAAGCGGGGGACCATCGTGGCCGGACACGGTCGAGTGGAGGCTGCCCGGTCGCTTGGATTGGAGGAGGTGCCTTGCATCCGGCTTGAACACCTCACCGAGGACCAAGTCCGGGCCTATTGTCTGGCCGACAACAAGTTGGCGCTCAATGCGGGGTGGAACATGGACACCCTCGCCGCGGAATTGAAAGGCCTTGAGGCGGTCGGGTTCGACATGAGCCTGACCGGGTTCAGCCCGGAGGAACTCGCCGAAATCATGGGGGACACCGTCGAAGACACCGACCCGGAGGAGCCCGCCCCGGAAGTCGAGTTCTCCGAGGAGTTGCTCCACGCTCACAACTACGTTGTTTTGTACTTCGACAACCCATTAGACTGGCAAGTCGCCCAGGAGAAGTTCGGGCTCAAGGAGGTCAAAGACCTCATCCCAAGAAAGGGACAACCCACCGGAATCGGCCGGGTCATCCGCGGTTCAGAATGGCTCAACCGCATCGCATGAAAGACCCTACCGTCTCCGTCATCATCCCGTCGTTTCGTCGAGCGCATCCAGACCGACTGCCCGGCCGAGATTATTTCAAGTCCGCCCGATACTGCGTCCCGGAATCCCAGGCCGCGGACTACGTCAACGTGGTCGGGGCGTCCCGGGTGTTGGCGATCCCGGACTCAGCCGACGGTAACATCGCTCGAAAACGGAACTGGATCCTTCGAAACATCCCGCGGCCGTTGCTCATGATCGACGACGACGTCAGCGGGCTTTGCCATACCGAAGGCGTCTACAAGCGCGGCCGGTGGACGGGCAAGAGCGACCAAAAGATCATGCTGACACCGGAGGAAGCCGACGACCTCATTCTCCGCGGGTTCAATCTCGCCCATCAGTTCGGGTGCGTTTTGTGGGGTCTCAACCTCAACGAGGACGGGCGCATCTACAAACAGTTCAAGCCGTTCTCGCTGTCCGCTCCGGTATTGGGGCCGTTCACCGGACACTTGGCGCACCGATACCTCAACGACGAAAGGATGGGATCGAAGGACGACTATGACTTCGCGCTCCAGGTGTTGAACAAAGAGCGGAAGATTCTCCGCCTCAATAAGTACGCCTACGTCTGCGAACACGGGGACAATGCGGGCGGGATCGTGTCGAGCCGAACAATTGAGTCCGAAACCAAATTCTGCCGGGCCATTGAAAGGAAGTGGGGGCGGCACGTCATCCAATACTCACTGCAACCAAAACGAATGGCCGACTTGTTGAACGCCCGAGTCGCCGTCCCGATTGGGAACGTCTGATGCTCACCGACTTACAACGTGACTTGCTCGAGTTCCGCCGCGGCCTGTACCGGCCAACCCCGCGGCAAACGGTTGTCGAGTGGACCGAGGCCAACCTCAAACTGACCGCCCGGCAGACCGAAAACCCGGGGCCGTTCTCGACCAGCGTTCGCCCCTACACAAGGGAGCCATTGGAGTGTTGGAAGGACTCCGGGGTCGTCGAGATGACTTTGTGTTGGGGGTCCCAGACCAGCAAAACGACCACCCTGATGGCTGGCCTTGCGTGGCTCATCGACAATGAACCGTCGCCCGCCTTGTGGCTGATGCCCACCGAAAACCTCGCCCGGTCGTTCTCGAAATCCCGGTGGCTTCCAATGCTGGAGGATTGCCCGGCAATCGTGGCGCACTTTCCGCAGGATCGGGACAAACTCACAAACCTCGAACAGCACTTTGACCGTTCCACGCTAACGTTCGTGGGATCCAACAGCCCGGCAAACCTCGCTTCTCGTCCCGTCCGGGTGTTGGTCGCCGACGAGGTGGACAAGTTCGCCCAGGCCACCGAGCGGGAGGCCGACGCCCTCGACTTGGCCGAGCAGAGACTTAAGGCCTTCAGTTCGTCCAAACTGTTCCTGACATCGACACCGACCACCACCGACGGGCGCATCTGGCAACGGTTCCTCCGCGGGGACCAACGCCGGTTCTACATCCCGTGCCCGCATTGCAAACAGCCGATCCGGTTGGAGTGGAGGCAAGTCAAGTGGGACGAAACGGCAAAGCTCGAAGACGGAAAGTGGGACTTCGGCCGGGTCCGCGCCTCCGCCCGGTACGAATGCCAACTTTGCAAGGGCAACATGACCGACGCCCAGAAGGTCGCCGGACTTCGCCATGGGCAATGGATCCCGGAGAACAAGGGAGCGCTACCCGGGGTGCGTTCCTACCATCTTTCGAGCCTCTACAGCCCGGATCGAAAATGCACCTGGGGACACCTCGCCGTGCAGTTCCTCGAAGCCAAGGAATCGCTGTTGGGCCTCCAGTCGTTCGTGAACGGTAACTTAGCCGAACCGTGGGAGAACCAAGCCGCGCCCCGGCAACGGGACGAACTCATCGTGTCGGGCACCGAGGGACTGACGGACAAGTGCGTGAAGTTCTTGACCGTTGATTGCCAAGCCTCCAGCCCTCACTTCTGGTTTGTGGTTCGAGCATGGAACGAAGACGGATCCTCCCGGGCGGTTGACGCCGGACCCCTCGACACTTGGCACGATGTGCGCGAGAAACAACGGGAACACGGGGTCGGGGACGTCCACGTCGTCATTGACTCGGGCTATGATGCCCCAACGGTTTACGCCGAATGCCTCCGGTGGGGGCGGTTCGTGGCTCGCACCGGGCGGGTGCCGCTTTGGGTCGGGTGGATGCCATCAAAGGGAATGCCCCGGAAGGGATGGCGCAACCCAAAGACCGGAGTGGACGAGCCATTTTTCCTCCGAGGAATTGACCCGCGGGTTGGCGACAACGCCGGCAACCAAGGCCGTCTCGAACTCAAGCTTTTGGAGTTCGGCACCGACGTGACCAAGGACATCCTCGAACGCCTACGCAAAGGCAAGGTCAGCACCCGGTGGGAGATCGCCGAAAAGGTCGCCACCCCAGACTATTGGAGGCACCTCGACTGCGAGCAAAAGGTCGCCCGACTGTCGAGCGCCACCGGCCGAACGACGTGGACGTGGCTTCCGAGATCTTCAAAATGGCCGAATCACCTCGCCGACTGCGAAGTCATGCAGGTGGCCGCAGCGGTTTTCTTCAACCGGCTCCGCATGACCGCCGCCTCATCGAACGATGCAAACTGACCTCCTGACCACCAAGGAACTGGCCTCCATGCTCAAGCGGGCTCCGTCCTACGTCTACGCCATGAAGGCCCGAGGGTTCCCAATGCCAGGGGGCCGGGCGCGACTCACCGAGGCTCTGGCGTGGCTCACCCGGCACCCGCAACCAAGGGCAGAACGCCGGCACGGGCGCAAATGAGCAAGGACGGGCCAACGCCCCGGTGGCGTCCGGTCCCGGATCGTGCGGACCTTAAATCGTGGCAGTTTCCTCAGCATTCGCCCGCGGCCTCTTGCGTCACGTCTACTCGACGGTGACCCATGGGGCCACGTTGCTGGACAAGCTCAACAGCCTCAACAACGAGGCGGTCCACGCGCTTGAGTCGGGAAAGGTTCTCCAGCAGACCACCGGCAACGGTCGGTCGGTGACGTTTCAGGTCAACGCAAGCGAGGGCGTGACCCCTACCGAAATGTCGGAGATTTACAGCCGGCTCTTGGACCTGTATGACGATGCCGTTGCCGCGGGGAACGTGACCGATGCCACCCGCTACGCCTACATGATGGCCCGGTTGAAGCCGATCCGGTCCTTCCGAAACGATTTCTCGAACCTAATCCGATGAACCTCCTCCGACGCCTTCAGGCAGCTACCCGGTTCGTCGTTGCTCCCAAGGCACGGTATGAGGGGGCTCGGCATTCGACCCAGCGTTCAACGCTCCACGGTTCGGTCCAGTCGGCCGCCTACGACATCGACCCATACAGCCGCTACGAGTTGGTGCGTCGGTCCCGGTACTTCGAGCGCAACAATGCGTTCGTGAACCGGATTGCTGACCTTTTCGAGCAGTACACCGTCGGGCAGGGGCTCGCGTTCTTCCCGTCATCGTCCAGCCCAACGTGGAACGAGGCCGCTCTCAATTACTGGCGTGACTGGCAACGGTTCGCCGACCTATCGTCCCGGCTGTCGTTTGGATCCCTCCAAGGCATCATCGCCCGGGCGCTTTTCGTCGATGGCGAGATCTTTGTCATCCTCACCCGAGGCGAGTCCGGCAACCCTCGGATCCAGTTGGTGGAATCCCACCGAGTGAAGAACCCACCCACCCAGGACGGCCGGACGATCATCGACGGCATCGAGGTGGACGACCGAGGCCGCCCGACCGCGTACTGGATCACAAACGAGGACGCGAAGCGAAAAGAGAGCTTCCAACGGGTCGAAGCCCAGTTCGTCGTCCACGTCTTCGAGCCCGGCCGCCCTGGACAGTATCGGGGCCTCCCGGCGCTTTACCCGGTGATGAACGACCTCCACGATTTGGACGATCTCCAGATCTTCGAAATGCAAGCCGCCAAGGCTGCCTCGAAGGTTCAGAACGTCATCAAGACCAAGGAAGGCGAGGTCACCGACGACGACATCATCCGCGGAACCGTCACCGGATCCGACGGGACAGAGCGGGCTGATTACTACAAGGACGTCTTTGGTGGAGAGATCGCCGTTCTCAAACACGGGGACGAGTTCAACCAGTTTCAAGTTGAGCGCCCGTCTGCGGCCACGTCGGGCTATTGGGATTACCTGACCGCCAAGGTCTGCGCCGGGATCGGGGTGCCCAAGGAAATCGTCCTGCCCACCTCGATGCAGGGAACCTCGATGCGGTCGGTGTTGGACATCGCCAACGCCTTTTTCCGATCTAGGTCTGCCGTCATCGCTGACCACCTCCGCCGGGTCTACGAGTACGTCATCGAGACCGGCATCCGCACCGACCCCGCACTCCGCATTCCGCCGGCTGACTGGTATCGGTCCACCTTCCGGGCTCCGCGATCCATCAACGTGGACGTGGGACGCAATTCCGCCGCCGCGGTCGCTGAGTTCAAGACGGGGATGCGAACCCTCCAGAGTATCTACGCCGAGACCGGGGAAGACTGGCGCGAGCAGCTACGGCAAAAGGCGGCAGAGATTGCCTATGCCCAAGAGCTTGCCCAAGAGTTCAACGTGGACCGGGCCGAGATCATGACTCTCGACCCCAACGAGCTTTCGAGCAACAACGCCGCAGCCGCCAACCCGTGAACACCTGGTTCGACATCCAAGCGAAGGCCAACGACGAGGCCGAGATTTATCTCTACGACGAGATCGGTGGTTTCGGCGTGAACGCGAAATCGTTCATCGACGCCGTTAAGGCGACCGGGGCCAAGCGAATCAACCTCCGCATCAACTCGCCCGGCGGGTCGGTGTTCGACGGCATTGCCATCTACAATTTCCTCCGCGGCCAGGACGTCACCGTCCAGATTGACGGACTCGCCGCGTCGATCTCCTCGATCATCGCCTTGGCCGGCAAGACGGTCCGCATCGCCGGCAACGGGTTCTTCATGATCCACAACCCGTGGGGCGGGGCCATCGGTGAGGCCGACGAAATGCGCCAGACGGCCGACTTGCTCGACAAGATCCGGGACAGCCTCGTGGGCACCTACGCCGCCAAGACCGGCAAGGACTACGACACCATCAAGAAATGGATGGACGCTGAAACTTGGTTCACCGGAGCCGAGGCCAAGGAAGCCGGTTTCGTGGACGAAGTGACCGACGAAATCGCCTTCGCCGCTTCGACCCGGTCGTTCCGCAACGCTCCCGACGCCCTCAAGGCCGTTTCCAAGACCGCGCCCCAGGCTGCCCGCCGCGCATTTGACAAAGGGGTCCAGCAGGTCGAGGACGGCAAGGGGGGCGACGGACTCGAACCCGCCACCGTCAAGGAAGCTCGAAGCCTCAAGGCCGGTGAGACTCCGACCGAGGCGAAGGTCCGCAAAGCTTACCGTTGGTGGGCTCGCAACGAGCGGTTCCTCGAAGCCGAGGCCGACAGCCCGGCCGACGTGGCTGCCAATCTGTGGGGAGGGGCCGCGGGCCGTGACTGGTTCCGCGCCTTGTACGCCCAACTGGACGAGGACAACGACTCGCCCGAGACCCCGGACAATTCCGAAACCCAACCCCAACCCATGACCAAACTACTCCAGAGCCTCGCCGCCGCCGGGCTCATCTCCTCCGCTGACGTTGCCGAGGACACCGCCGTCACCGAGTTCGAACATTTCTTCGCCGCCTTCAAAAAGGCCAAGGACGACGCCCAAGCCGCGCTCGACCAGATCGCCAACGCCAAGGTCATCTCGACCGTCGAGGCCGCCATCGCCGACGGCCGCATCGCTGCCAACGTCAAGGACGCATGGGTCGCTCAGATCCAAGCCGACGCCAAGGCCGCCGAGTTGCTGGCCGCGATCCAGACCCCGAAGCCCGGAGCCGACCCCGTTGGGGCACCGGCCGGTGCGGGTGGCAAAGCTTCCGACGAACTCCGCGCTGAGTTTGATCGGATCACCGATCCGAAACAGCGCACGGCTTTCTGGTCCGCGAACAAGGCCCAGTTGCTGAAACGGTAACCTCACAACCAACCCAAACACACCATGCCCAATACCCTCGACTCCGGCCTGAATGGGACGCTCATCTCCCAAGCGGGCCTCGATGCCTTCGTCGGAGCCTTCGCTCCCATGTCGGCCTTCACCACCGACTTCGACCCGGCTCCCGCCTCGAAGTCCGACACCATCCAGGTGCCCTACGTTCCGGCCGCCTCCGCCGCCGCGGACTTCTCCGGCACCTACACCCGCCAGGACTCCACGCTGAACAAGCGCACGATCACGCTGAACAAGCACAAGTTTGTGTCTTGGTATCTGTCCGACGTGGCCATCGCCAAGTCGCCGGCCGTCACCCTTGAGCGCTTCGGAATGCAGAAGGGCTACCAGTTGGCCAAGGCCGTCTTCCAGGACGTTCTGTCCGCGGTCACCCTCGCCAACTACGGAGCCGCCGCCCATACCGGCCTCGCTGCCAACTTCGACTATGCCGACATCGTGGACATCAAGGACGCGTGCGACACCGCCGAAATGCCTGAGATGCCCCGTTCGTTGGTTCTCGGTTCGAGCTATTACAACGCCCTCCTGAAGGACTCCGTCATCAAGGACGCGGGCGCCCTCGGTGCGACTGCCAACCAGACCGGCAGCCTCCCGAACCTCAGCGGGTTCATGACCTACCGTTCGAGCTTGGTTCCGGCCAACGCCCAGAACCTCGTCGGCTTCGCCGCCTACCCGTCCGCGCTGGTCACCGCCATGCGCTACCTCCAGCCCTCCGGCCGGAGCCAGGACGGCGTCTACCGCCCGGTGGCCGACGAGAACACCGGCATCACTCTCGGATACCGCGAGTTCTACGACAACGACAAGGGCGAAGTGGTCGCCGTGCTGGAGTGCTTCTACGGCTACGCCCTCGGCGAGGCCTCTGCCCTCAAGCGCATCGTCTCGGCCTAATCGCCATGCGACTCGGCATTCTCATCGCTGACGGCAAGGTTGTCCTTGGACCCGCTCCGGCCTCAAAGGTCGAAGCTGAGTTCAAGGCGGCCGTGCAGTCGGGCGCAAACGGTGCGAGCGTCATCGAGCTTTGGTCCGAGGACCGAGGCCGCGAGAAGCGCCACAAGTTCACCCAGGGGGCCGCGTTGGTCTCCACGCCTGTGGCTGACAAGCCGCGGAAGAAGTAACACCGAGCCCAAACCATGAACGCGGCCGACACGGCACTTGCGACCGGATTCACCACCTTGCTGGCAACGGCAGGGGACACGGTGACTTTCCGGGGTGCTTCCGTGTCGGCCGTGGTCAACTGGGTGCCGTTCGACGAAAAGCCGTTCCCTGACAGCCCGGACTTTGACCGCGAGGCCACCTCCCGGGTTGAGTTCGTGGACGGTGCCGTGAGTCCATCGCCCCGAGTCGGGGAGATCATCACCCAAGGCACCAAATACCACCGCATCCAGTCGGTCCGGTTCAACGGATTGGCGTGGCTCATGGACTGCGAGGTGACGACGTGACTCTGACCTTCCAGACCAACCTAGACGAGTTCAACAGCGCCCTGACCCGCTACGCCGCGCTGTCGAGCAAAGGGGCGGCCGAGGCTGTCGCCAAAAAAGGAGCCGACTTCGGGTTCCGCCTTTCCCGCAAACTGCTGACCCTCGCACCGGACAAAGGGTCCGTCCGCGAGAACCGCCTAGCCGCGTTGGCTTCAGGTGGAGGCCTCAAGATCCGCGACAAGATCCGCCAGCGGGTCTACGCCAAGCTAGGAGTCTCCCAGACCGTCGCCGGTCGCAAGCTCCGCATGGGCGGCAAAAAGCTTTCAGCATCCAAGCTCGTCGGTGGAAAGCGCCTGAATCTGCAAGCGCTCCTCGTCCGCGCCGAACTCAACGCCCGTGAAAGCGGTCGTGGGTTCTCCGCGTTTTCTGCCCGGTACAAGTCCCTTTCCCAGCAACTGGCCGCTGATCGTTTCGGTGAGCAGCGCCGGAAGATCATCGACCGCTACAGCCGGTTCCTGTCCGAGGTCGGTTTTAAGCGGGACCGTAATTCCTCCAACCTGACGTTCCGATGGGGCGGCAACGAGTCATCCGGCAAGATGGCTGTGGCACTTCAGAAGCCGCGCCAACAGGCCGCTATCGCCGACGCACTCGACGAAGCCCGCGCCGACATGATGGACTACATCATCCGCAAACAGACCCAAGCCGCCCGGACGATGGCGATCTGACCCATGCTTTCCCTCGCTTCCATGCAATCGACGGTGGCCGCGGCAATCACTGCCAACGCCTTTTTCTCGGCGAGCCCGGCCGTATCCTGCATTGCTGACGACGGTCTTCAGGACTCAGCCATCGAAACCCAGCTTCGGTCGGTCGGGTGCGTGGTCGTGGTGCCTCCGATCCTCCGGGCCATGCGTCGGGACCTCGGTGCCGGGAAATTGCTTCTGGACGCCGAGATCGTGGTCCGGGTGTTGGTCAACCCGCACGTCAACGCATCGGTCGGAGGGGCCAACCGCAACGTCTATTCCGCCGTGGCCGCCGCAACCCAGGCCGTCTTGTCGTGGGTGCCCGCAACCGCAGGGGACCGCCGTTTCGAGACTTCCGAGGACTTCATCCAGATTGCGGTCAATGACACCGGCCTCCTCGGCTACCATCTCCTTTTCACCAAACTCTCAACCCTGAACTGACCCCAACCAACCCATGAACACCGCCTCAGTCATTCTCGGCAACCACGGCTTTTTCTTCCGTGATGGCGCGAGCTTCACCGTCCCGTCCGCCGGCACCGCGAGCCGGACTGCCAAGCCCGGAGCCGCTGACACCGGATGGATCGACCTCGGCATCTTGTCCGAGGCCACGATCCAGCACGAACGCGAAGAGCGCGACATCTTCGCCCCGACCCCGGGCGTGATGCGCTTGTACGACGTCATCGAGACCAAGCGCCAACTGTCCATCAACCTGACCGCGCAGGAACTCAGCCCGCTGGCGTTCGAGTTGATCTTCGGCACCCTTGCCTTGACCAGCGCCTCGACCCAGTACAACCCGCTCGAAGGCGCGACCAAAAAGGGCTGGCTCAAGATGCAGCAATACAACCAGACCGACGCCATCGTTAACACGGTGGACGTCTATGTGCAGATCAAGGTCTCGGGTGAGATCACTTTCGGGGACAACGTGGTGACCGCTCAGTTCGAGGCCCGCGTTCTCCACTCGACGCTGAACACCGGCACCTTGGCCTAACACAACCACCGCAATGCCAGCCGATCCAATCACGCCCGGCTTGGCCGCGGCATGGAGCAATTCAACGCCGACGATCTACGGTGTTCCGTCAAGGTTCACCGCAGTCGTCAGAGCGCAGAGCAATCTAACCTTGGCGGCTGCCCTGTCCGGTACGCTGGACGGGGTCAGCTTGCAGGGCACCGCGGCCACGGTTGCAAGCCGGGCCGTGTTGGTCACCGCTCAGTCAACGCCCGCGCAAAACGGCATCTACGTCACCGCCTCCGGAGCCACCTCGGTGAACATCACCGACTCGTTTGGTGGGGGTACTAAGGTGGTCACACTGTTGACCGCCGGCCGCCTTTATTACTGGTCACAGGCCAACGGCTACAACGTCAGCAACGGAACCGAGACGCTGACTGTCAGTGGTTACATTTCCGCGTCTCCGTCCGGCACGTTGACTTTCCAAGGGCCGGCATCGACCGCGCAAAGCGACCAACTCAACGAGGCCATGCTGGCCCGGTTGAACTTGTTTGACGCGCCGAATGAGTTCCCAGTGGAGCTTGTCGTCAACGTCACTGGGGGCACTTCAGCAAACACTTGGTGGCAACTCACCTCGACCGTGACCACGGTAGGATCGTCGCCCGTCACTTTTACCCAGATCACCGTGGGAATCCTCGACATCGGAACCGAGGACAATGTCTTCGACAACACCCCGCCGGGAGCCGCCACGCCCAACAACGCCGCGGCATTCGACAACACTAACACGACCCCGGTGATGCCAAACTTGTCACAGCCGTTCACTCCGGTCACTCCCGACGGCAAGACCCCGGGCACCGCGGCCGCGTTCGACAACACGCCGGCCACCGCGCTGGTCCTCCAGGGCGAAACCTCGCCGGTCGCCGGCATCACCACGCCCGCCAGCCCGACGGCCGTGGATCACACTGCCACGCTGGTGGCTGGGACCAACTACCTCGTCCAAGTGGGTGCCCGCCTCGCCCCGGTCACCGTCACCTTGCCCGACCCCGGCAGCCTTGCCCAACGAATCGAAATCGCGGACATCACCGGCCAAGCTGCGACCTACGCGGTCACGGTCAACGCCGGAACAAAAGACATCGAGACGGCAGGTCAAACGTCTTACATCATCAACCGCAACGACGCGGTCCTTGTGCTGAGTTACACCGGAACCAAGTGGAAAATCCTTTGATCCCATGATCACCAAAATTGCCGTGGCGACGACCGCCACCCTCGTCGATGCAGCCACCGAAAGGCAGTGGCTGATGATTCAAAACCAGTCGGACACCCCGATCTTCCTCTCGTTCGATGGCACCGCCGCGGTGACCACCGATGCCGGAGCCAGCCCGGGCATCCGCCTTGCTCCGTGGGACACGATCATGTCAACGGATATCGCCGGCCGATTCTCCGGCAACAACTTCCCGATCTACGCCATCCACGGCGGGACCGGCACCAAAAACCTTGTAATTCAGGAGGCCTAAAACATGAGTTGGAACATTCAAAAACCAGGGGACTACATCAACGGCCCGCTGACGGTCATGGGAAACGTGACTGTTGGAGGCACTGGAACGACCAACAAGTTCCGCATTAATACCGCTGTTATTGCCGGCGGAGACATTCAGCTTCGTCGTGGTGCGTTCATCGGATTTTCAAACGCTGCTGACACATCAAACTCGGAATACATTTACGCCAACGGAGGAGCGCTTGAGTTTGGAATCGGAGCATCAACGGCGGCCTACCTCACCTCCAATGGTTTTGGATTGGGTGCTTCACCAGCTCATCCGTTGTATCTTTTCAAGAATCAGTCAGCGACGACATTTGTTGGAATCGAAAACCAGCAAAACAACGCTGCGGGAGGTGCGGGAGTTTCATTGGCAGCATACGGTGGCACTTGGGACGTTTCTGCGCTGCACTCCGCCACCTACGTCAATCCGTTGGTATTCAGGTTCAACAGCGCTGAAAAAGCGAGGTTGACCACTCTTGGCGCTTTCGTTCTCGCTGGTGGAAACACCACAAACAACGGCGTTGGCATCGCGTTCCCGGCCGCCCAGTCGGCTTCCACCGACGCCAACACGCTCGACGATTACGAGGAGGGGACTTGGACGGGAACCATCAAAGGAAGCGTTTCAGACCCCACTACTCCAGTCACCGCGACTGGACGTTACACAAAGATTGGTCGCGTTGTTAATGTTCAAATTTCGTTTGTTAGCGTTAATACAACTGGAGCAAGCGGAGACATTTCCGTTGATGGATTGCCGTTTACGGTTCAAGGACAACCTGTAACTGCAAGTGCTGGAATGGGAGATATTCTTAATTACACAGGAACTCTCACTTCAGCCGTTAACGCAGGGGGGGTAACAATTTATCTTGTAAGTCAAATATCTGCAAGTTATGCGACTTTGGCAACGCATAAAGCAGGTGTTGCAAAAAACCTCCAAATCACAATGACTTACACCGTTTAATCCCATGCTCACTGAACGCACTGTTGTTTCACTTGTCGAGGTCACGCCAAACGGCACTGTCCAGGTCCGCCTTGCCAACCAGATTCTGGACGGCGAGACGGTCAAGGCGGAGACTTTCAACCGCTACTGCCTTGCCCCTGGTTCAGACCTGACGGGTCAACCGGACCAGGTGGTTAACATTGCCAACGTCGTCTGGACGCCTGAGGTGGTCGCCGCCTACGAGGCCCAGATTGCCAACCAAAACCCCATCGGAGCCTGACCCATGATCGAAACCAAGACCCTCTGCGCCGTCACCGTGCGGCCCGATTGCAGCCTCCTGGTTCAGGAGACTATCGCTTACATCAAGGACGGCGTGCAGGTCTCCGTGGAGCCGGTGGGCACCTACGACCTCGCCCCGGGCGATTCGCTCGACGGCAAGCCGGCCGAGGCCGTCCGCATCGCCACCGCGCTGTGGACGCCCGAGGTCATTGCAGCCTACGCCGCGGCGCATCCGATCCCGGAGCCCGAGGTCATCGTCGTCGAGGAGCCTGTCGTCGATGCTTCGGTCTCGACAGAGTCAACCTCGGAGGTTGAAATCGTCACGGAGACTTCCTCCGAAAACTGACATGGAAAACGCCCCTGCACTCACCCCGAAGCCCGCAACGATCAAGGTCTTCGTCATCAAGTTCACCGAAGCCGAGGCCCAGAAGGCTCTCGACATCTTCGAGTGGACCGTCCGCAACGGTGGCCTCCCGATTGCCAAAGAGGTCGTCCCGTTGGCTGACAAGTTCATGCAAGCCGCGGTCAAAGCCAAGGAAGCCGAAGAGGCCGCCAAGGCTGCCGCCGCCGCGAAGACCGAAGAGCCCGCCAAGAATTAACCGGAGCAAATGACGACCAACCACAACGAAATCCGCGACGGTTCAATCGGCATCGGATCCGGACTCACCTCCGCGATCATGGGCATCTTGAAACCTCTCGGTGAGGTGGCGTCGTCCATCGGTTCCATCGTCGGGTGCATCATCGCTTGCGTGATGCTCTACCGACTCCTGCGAAAGAAAGACTGACCAAACCATGAACGCAAAAACTACCCTGGCCGGCATCGGCTCCATTCTAGCCGCCGTCGGGTTCGCCCTGAAGGCGATCTTCGACGGTGACCCGACCACCAACGTGGACATTGGCGCGACTATTGCCGCGGTGACCGCTGGCGTGGGCCTCATCGCCGCCAAGGACGCCAAGCCGACGGAGCCCAAAGCGCCCGAGCCCACCGAGCCCAAGGCGTGAATTGGGTCGAACAGATCGTCACCGCTTTGGTGAAGTTCCTCTACGGCCTGACCAAGGAAAACCCGACCGCCCGAAATGCTGAAACACCTCCAGAGGTTCGCCGCGGTTGGGATGCTTGGATTCGTGGCAGGTTGCGGAACAAGGGCGGTGATGATCGACCCCAGGGCTGACGTGGTCCGCCTTGGGCCGGGAGTGCGCGGGCCGGTCTACGTCTTCGTGGACGGCCGATGGACGCTGACCCGGAAAGTGACTCTGCCCGAAGGCTGGTTCGCCGGTCCCGGGCCTCAACAAGAAACCAAACCCTAAAGAAAAACCCATGACTGACAGCATGGCCACACTGATGGGCGGCAAACAGATTGTCGCCTACCACCTCGACGGAACCCAGGAGATCGTGACCCTGCGGCAACTGCCCGTTCGAGCCCTGCCGCAATACCTCGCCACCATCGACGACGAGGCCGCCCGACTGGAACTGCTGGCCGACAAGCCCGCGGGGTGGGCGGACAAGATCAAGCCCGACTCGCACGTCGAGCTTCTGGAGGCCGGGGAGGGCCTCAACTCCGATTCTTTTTCCGCGTGGCTCCGTCGCAGAGTGCAGCGACAGGAGCAACTGGTTCCGGGATCAAGCGGAGAGCTGGGCAAGCAGTTGCTGTCAGCCTCGCCGACTGGGTCGCAGAGTGCGCGGTGCGCTGTGGTCTGACGCTCGCCCAGGCCGTCGAACACAGTCCGGGCCAGTTGCGGCTTTTGGCGGCTGCGGCCTCGCGCATTGACGCGGGGGCGGGGCTGCTCAATCTGCACACAACTTACGCGGCAACGGCTGCGACGGTTGCAAAGGAAGGGCGGACCGTGTTGGAACGCCTTCAGAAGCAACTGACGAAACAAGCGAAAGGCGGCTGACATGGCAGACACGAATCTACGGATTAAAATCGGGATGCAGGGGTCCGCGGACGTCAACGCGGGCCTCCGGGCCATCGGGGCCGCCGCGTCGAATCTCAAGGGTGCCTTGGCCGGCATCGCCGCGTCCATCGGTGGCCTCGTAAGCCTCGGGGCCGCGATCCAGCAGTCCGTCCGGTTCAACGCCCAGTTGGAGCAACAGGGAGTCGCATTCAAGACCTTGCTGGGCAACGCCGAGGCTGCAAGCCGACGGATGCAGGAACTCGCCAAGTTCGCCGCTCAAACACCGTTCGAGCTTCCCGAGATCGTCCAGGCGTCCAAGGTTCTTCAGAGCCTGACCAACGGGGCACTGGCCTCCGGTGAAGGGCTCCGCCTCGTCGGTGACGCCGCCGCTGCCACGGGGCGACCGCTCGAAGAGGTGGCAATGTGGGTGGGTCGATTGTACGCCGGTCTCCAGTCGGGGACGCCCGTGGGCGAGGCCACTGTCCGATTGCTTGAGATGGGCCTCATCTCTGGGACGACAGCCCGGAAGCTCAACGAACTCGCCGAGTCAGGCCAAGGGGCCGGTCAAGCCATGACCGTTCTCCGGGACACGTTCGGCCGCCTCGGTGGGGCAATGGCTGACCAGTCTCAGACCTTCAACGGTCTTCTTTCCACGCTGCAAGACACGTTCAACATGGCGCTGGCCGACATCGGCAAGCCGTTGTTCGACGGGTTGAAACAGGGGATCTCCGAACTCATCCCGGTCGTCGAAGGCCTCGGGGAGAAAATCTCCGCGTGGGTCTCGATTGCCATCCAGTCGTTCCGCGACGGCCGCCTTTCCGAGTTCATCGGACTCAACATCGAAGCCGGGTTCGAGATTGGAGTCGGTGCCGCCGTGAAGGTGATGGAAAAGCTTTTTGATTGGCTCGGTTCTCCCGAAATGTGGCGGGTCATCGGAAACGGACTGCTGACCGCAATCAACGAAGCCATGAAGCTGGCCGGGGCCGGTATGGTTGACTTTTTGTTGGTTCCGTTGGGGTCAATCGCTTCCTACATTGGCAGCGCTTTTTCCTATGCTTTTGAGGGGGCCGTCAATTTCTTCGCCGGGCTGCTTGAGGACGTCATCAATGGGGCGTCTGAAATGCTCGGAAGCCTGATTGGAAAGCAACTCGGAACGGTATCGCTACGGAGCGAACGTGTCTTCGCCGCTCCGGACTTCATGCGGTCGTTCGGGGAGAACCAGGAAGGCGGCCAAATCCTCAAGGAAGGACTGACCAAGTTCTTCGACGAATCCACGGCCGCGGGTCGGGAACTGATGGGCGTCGGTGCCGGGCTTTCAATTGGAACCAGCGCACTCGATTCTCTCACCAAACTCATCGCCCAGACGATTGCGGCATCAAAGGCCGCAAAGAGTGCTGGGGCTGGTGCGGGTGAAAAAACGCCGGAGGAGGAAATCCGACTGCTCAACGTAAAGTTGGAGCTTCAAAAGCTGGAACTTTCCTACAACCGGCAGTTGCAGCAAATCAACCAAGCCCGCGGGGCGGTTGAATCAAGTTGGCTGATGACCAACTTGGAGAAGTACCAAGAGAAGAAACGCCTGTTGCAGGGAGAGCTTGACCTAATCGCCAAGCAGATCACCGAACTCGAAAAGCTCAAGACCACCGCAAGCGAGGCCGAGCGGATGCAGATTGAGCAGCGCATCGTCGGTCTCCAGGGCACCGCTGGCGGTGTTCAAAACCAGATGACTGGAATGGGGCCGGATCCCGAATCATTCCGGCAACAGTTCCAATCCACGCTGGTTGACTTGCAGAATCAATGGGGAAGCTGGGCGCAACAGACGGCCGCGACGTTCTCCAACGTGTTCAACACCGCGATCTCGTCCATCTCGAACGGGATTACGGGCTTGATCATGGGAACGATGACTTGGGGCCAAGCCCTCGCCGCCATTGGAAACACGATTCTGACCACGATCATCCAGTCCATTGTCCAGATGGGCGTCCGGTGGGTGGCGACTCAGATCTTGATGGCGACGGTCGGAAAAGCACTCGCCGCCGCATCGGTTGCCGCGACGGTCCCAATGGCTGCCGCCCAAGCGGCTGTCTGGGCAACGCCCGCAACCTTGTCCACTATTGCGTCCTATGGCACGGCTGCCGCGGCTGCCCCGGGAATGATCGCCGGAGCCCAAGGGCTTGTCTTGGCTCAGTCGCTGGCCGCATTCAAGACGGGCGGCTACACGGGCGACGGCAACCCCAACGACGTGGCCGGCATCGTTCACCGGGGCGAGTTCGTGGTCCCGGCTGACGTAGTGGACCGGATCGGGTTGTCCACACTCCAGTCCATGACCGCCGCGGGCGCATCGGATCCCGGTGCCTTCACGTCGCCGGCCGCCCCGGGGCCGATCACCCTCAACATGGGGGTCTTCGACAACCCGGGACGATTGGCCGACTGGGCGAAGTCCAACGAAGGCCGGACGGTCTTGGTGGACATCATGCGCCAACACGCCCACGAGTTTACCCGCTCATGATCTCGACCACGTTTTCCGGTCAGTCGGTTCTCTTGCTCAACGACGCCCCGGATTGGGGATCGCCGGTCGGGGTGACCTTCGACTTGGTGAGCCAGTTCGAGGAAGGTCTGACAGGTCGCGAAGCCCGGAGGCCACACGCTGCAACGCTGCGGGCCAAGGTGCGGTTCCGGCTGACGATCCAAGGGACAGACGCCTTCACGCTCAAGAACGCACTACGGGGCTACCAAGCGCAGCCCGTCATCGTTCCGTTCTGGCCGCTGGCCGAAACATGGGCAAACCGGGCGAACATCGCAGCGACCGGGCTCCGGGTGGCCTACAAGGCAGACTGGTCTACCTGGGAACTTTACACGACGGTGGAACCCGGCTGGGTGCTGGCCGACGATATGGTCGCCCCTGCCTTCTGGGGTCGCCTCGAAGACCGGGAGATGCTTTGGCTCAATGCCACGGTCGCCCAGTTCGACGTGGAGTTCACTGAGACCGGGCCGACCACTTACGCGCTAATCCCGGGGAGCCAGACGTTCCAAGGCGGTCCCAACCTCGCCGGCTACGCAACCAACCCGCGCTTGTGGCCGACAGCGTTGGATTGGCGGGACGTGCCCGAGTCGTTTTCCGTCCGCATCATCCGGGAGCAACTGGGCTTTGGCCGGGCACCGTTTGAGACGATCTATCCGCAGACCAACGTCCGCGAAGCCCAGTTTCGCACGATCACCCAGTCGTCCGCCGAGTGCTGGAAGTTGCTTCGATTCTTCAGTGACCACGGAGCCGGCAAGGCATTCTGGACCCCGACGTGGCATTCGTCCGCCGTGATGGCTGCCGACCTCACCGCGGGGTCGTCTGCGCTGTCGGTGCAGTCCGCCGTGGGAATCTTGCCCGGGGACTACCTCGCGTTCATCCAGGGGACCGGGATCCAAGCAACCTCCCGGACATCGACCATCGTCGGGACCACGGTCAACCTGAACAGCGCCCCGGGTGCATTCACCGCGGCCGACACCGTGGTGGCCACGTTGGTCCTTGCCCGGTTCGACAAGCCGCGTCTCGGTCTCGAGTTCATCATGGGCAGCGTTGCCCAGGGAGCCGTTTCCGTCGTTGAGCTTCCGCCGGAATACTCGCCGGCCGCTGACGAAACCCTCGGCACAACTATCGGGCTCCTGACCACCCGGGGCTACATTTACGAGCTTACCCAGACCATCGGAGTCACGACGACAACCACCCGACTAACCAGCTACGAGGCCAACTTGACGGTCGGGGCGAACACATACACCGCCCGAAAGATGGATCACGGGACGGTGAAGCAGTCGCTTTTCCTCGACCGGGACGAAATCGAGATCCGGTCCGAAGTCATCGCCGGGGATCCGCTGGTCAAACTCGCTACCGTCCAAGCCGAGGCCCCTGTCCGACTCACGATCAAATCCGTGGACGTATCCGGGGCGACCGGATCCAACGACACCGTACTTTTCACTGGGGACATCATCGGGCTGGCGGTCCGTGGATCCCGGCTGACCGCAAAAGCCGTGTCCGCGGGGACGGTGTTTGACCGGATCTATCCGAGGTTTCGGATGCAGGTCGGCTGCAACCACGCGCTGTTTTCGCCCGGGTGCGGCCTAGCCAGCGCCGCGTGGCAGTTCACCGCAACCCTCAGCAATCCGGGCATGGTTGGCTACCCGTTCACGTTTGACCTGACCGGGCTCGCCCGGACCATTGGCACCGTTCCGACGATCACCGCGGGCTGGTTTGCTGGAGGGTGGGCAGAGTTCCAATCGGGTTCTTTACTGAGTCGCCGGGCCATCATCGACAACACCGCCGCGGTTTCCGGTGCCTTGACGATCACACTGGCCCGGGATCCAAACCCGTTCCCACCGCCGTTTTCAGCCGTGAAGCTTTTCCCGGGATGCGACGGGGCACGGACGACGTGCGTGGACAAGTTCGCCAACTACCTCAACTTTGGTGGGCATCCGTTCACGCCCGCGACCAACCCGTCGCTGATCAAAGTCTCGCAAAACGTCGGAGGGGGTAAGAAATGACGCCTACATGGTTCACCGAGGAGCGCATCGACGCGCTCGAAGCCGAAGCCGCCACTTGGATCGGGACGCCGTTTGCGGCCAATTCATCCGCCAAAGGGTTGGGCGTTTCCTGCCATACCCTCGCGGGCGCCCTCTACGCGGCCGTCGGGTGGGGCGACATTGCCATCCCGGAAGTCCCAATCTCCCACGGGCGGTTCGGGGAGGACTCCCTCGCGAACCCGTTCTTTGAGGCCATGGCCGAGCGGTTCACCCAACTTCCGCATGACTCGGAAGTGCTGCCCGGGGACGTTCTCGGGTTCCGCATCGGGCGCATCGTCCACCATCTCGGGACGGCGCTTCGCAACGGCCGGTTCATCCACGCGCTCGACGGCATCGGCACGACTGTGTCCACCATCGAGGACGCAACCTATCGGTCCAGACTGACGACCATCTGGAGGCCCAACCCGTGAAAGGCGAAACCCGCAACCAGCCCGACCCCGAGATCAACGACGGCAACACCGAGCCCGAGGACTTCTCGACCAACCAAGAGGCCGCTTCGATCCCGTGGTTCTGCGGGGAGCGCAAACTCGCCCTCCGTTGGATCTCACCGATTTACAACCAGTTCACCAAGGAAGCTCCCCAGGAGCGACCCGGCAAGAAATAGGACACGACCATGGGAAAAGGTGGAGGAGCAGGAAGCAAACTTTACGACTACTACGGAACCCTCGCCGGCATCGTCTGCGCGGGTCCGGTGGACGAACTTGTCGCCATCTTGGTGGACGGCCGGATCGTCTGGCCCACCGCAACGTTCTGGAACGCCGGGCAGACCGTCGCCGTAAATGACCTCCGGCAATATCTGGGAGTTGTGTGGAAGGCCGCCCAGGCGCACACAACGAGCAACGCCAACAAGCCGCCGGCATCAACCCATTGGGTCCGCTATTCGTTGGTCCGCACCGTCGGTCCGAGCGCCACAAACCCCTACCCGCTGACCGTGACCGGCTACGGGGCCGCTTATTTCTATTGGGGCACCGACGATCAAGTTTTGGACACCGTTGGTGAGGCCCGGCTCGCAGCCAACGGGCACCCGCCTTACCGCCGGCAAGCTGTTCTCGTTCTCAAGGACTTCCTTTTCGGCCGGGAGCGCACTTCCGCGCCCAACGTCGAGGTCGTCGTCCGCAGGAAGCCGAACCAAACGATGCTGACCGGGGATCCGGCCGCATTGATCGACGGACAAGCCAACCCGGTGGCCGCCATGGCTGACCTTTACACCGACCCGGTGTTCGGGGCCGCATTGACGCCCGATACACCGGGAGGCCCGGACACCACGACGTGGCAGTCCGCCGCCAACGCGATCCAAAACAGCATCGACGAAACCGGCATCTCGCCCGTTCTCACTCAAGCAAAGAGCCTTCGACAGATCACCGCCGACATCCTCGCCTACTGCGACGGGTGGGTCCGGTTCTCCGCGGCCGGTGAGATCGAGGCCGGGCGGTTCCCACACAATTCAGCTCCGCCCGCATTCACCGCGGACACCACCATCGACTACAACGACCTCATCGACGAGGTGAGCTACACGGCCGACGGGTGGGCAACAACCTACAACCAGACCCAAGTAAAGTTCGCTGACCGGGAGCGTTCTTACCGGGACGGGTCGGTCGCCGTGGTCTCGGGCTACAACCTCGCCGTGACCGGGGAACCGCGCACCGCAAAGATTGACCGCCCGTGGATCACCCGCCGGACCCAGGCATCCGAACACGCGGCCGAACACCAGAAGATCGTCGGGGAGCCCAAGCTTACCGGGTCGTTGGTCGTCCGCGCCGAGAAGGCCGCGAGCATTCGCCCCGGTGACTTGTTCCTTCTGACTCACGACGCGCTTTCGATCTCCATCGTCTGCCGGTGCATTGGAAAAGACATCGCCCAACCGCCCGCCGGCCGCGCAAGCCTCCGCTTCGAGTCTGACCGCGCATCCGCCCCGGTGCCGTTCGCCCCGACGGGAGCCGCGGACGAGGGCAGCGCTTACCCGGACAACGAAACGCTGTCGCTTCAGCAGTTCTTCCAGCCGCCGCCCGCAATGTTTGATTCGGACACCGACGCGGCCGTGGTGCCGTTGATCGCCCGGACGTCACCGGTCTCGATTGGGGCCAACATTCATCTACGGAAGGAAGACGCCTCCGGGTTCTACAACCTTGGGTCCATCGACCAGTTTGCAATCCACGGCACCGTTCAGGCCTCTTGGTCGTATTACAGCCGGGCGACGTCAACCCGGAGCCGATCCACCAACGTGGCCACCGTGGTCACCTCGACCGCTCACAACCTCACCACCGGGGACGTGGTCACTATCTACGGGTTCGCCGACGCCACTTTCGACGGCACCGTGACCATCACCGTGGTCAACTCCACGACCTTCACCTACCCGAACACGGGGTCTTTCGTTTCGACGACGACCGACACGGGTGGCACCGTGACCACGGGCAACGAGGACAACACCGAGAACCTGCGGGTCACTCTGGACGCCGGCACCGTGTCCGCGGACCTGTCCAAAATGCTGGACACCCAGACCGAGGACGCGATCAACGACAATGCGGTCTACGTCGTCATCTTCAAAGCCAGCGACCGGAAGGTGTTCGAGGTTTCAACCCTCCGGGCCATGCGGATCATCTCGGGAGATTCGTTCTATCGTTTGAAGGTCCGCCGGGCTCGGTATGGCACCGCGACAAGGACGGCCGACGTCGGTGACAAGGTTTGGATCGGCTACCGTTCGGACCTCGCATCCATGACCCACGAATCATTCGTCGGTTATCTGGAGGCGCTTTCGACCGCAACTTTTCGACTCCAATCAGCCAACGCCGAGTCGGTGGCTGACCTGTCGAACACGACGCTTTGCCCAAACATTTCCTACACGTTCGCCGATCCCTACGCGCCGACGACGATCTTCAGCTCGGTCCAGAAACTGACCAGCGTCACCGCAAACACTTGGACCGAAATCACGGACTTCACCGGCCACTTTGAGGTGACCGACCGCTTCCGCGTTGACGCCACCATCAGCGACTTGTCCGCTGACCTTACCGGGGCTCGGTTGTACGCCAAAAACGGATCATCAGAGCTGACCTTGTGGTCGGCTAATTACAACGACTCGAGCATCCAAAAAGTGACTTGTGAGTTCACGCTCCCGACAAAGGGCGCTTGGCTGGTCTTCATGGCGGGACTCGACAGGTCTGGACGGATCCGCATCAAACAACTCACCGCAGGGGGAGGCATGACCGCGGTGACCCTCAACATCAAGCAGAACAACACCGAGACCTCCGCGCCATCCTTCAGCCCTCCAGGCATCGGTTTCCGGGCGGGGCAGTTCCCTATTTCCGTCACGCTCACGACGACGACCGCAGGGGCGCAAATCAAGTATTCCATCGTTGACCTCGGGCAACCCGTTGGGGCGTTCACCAATGTCGCCGCAACCACCACGACCGTCGCTGTGGGCCGAAACAAGCGCCTTTACGCCAAAGCCGACGTCGGTGGGTCAAACGAGTCGATCCTGATTTACCACGAATACTACGTCGAGGTTGACGAGTACTACCCGCCACGGGGCTCGATGCCGTAAAAAAAAGGATGGACAGAAACCTATCGTTGGGTTATTCCTCACCCCGACGATGAAGTGCCCCGTCTGCAATTCGATCTTTGCTGCAAGCCTCCGCGAACTCGCGGGGGAGATGGGGCGCAGCACGTCGAAATCAAAGGCCGCCGCCGCTCGCCGCAATGGCAAGAAAGGTGGACGGCCGAGGAAGAAACAATGACTGACGAAACAATGCCCGTGGAGATCGTCCAAAACGACGCTCTCGCTTCAATCGAACGCGCCCAGGTGGACGTTCAAATCTCAACCGCTCGGAAGTATCCGCGCACATTGTCCAAGGTGAAGGAGCGGATGCTCTCGTTTGCCACGCTCGACGAGGAAACCGCATCATCCTGTTTCTACACCCTCCCGGCTCGCCGGGGTGGGGACGACAAGCCAATTCAAGGACCAAGCGTCCGCATGGCCGAGATCGCGCTGGCATCCTACCAACACGTCAAAGCCGGATCTCGAATCATCGCCGACGACGGCAAGTTCTTGACCGCTCAGGCCGTGGTGCATGACCTCGAAAACAACGTGGCGGTCTCCATTGAGGTCCGCCGCCGGGTCACCTCGAAGTCCGGGGCTCGGTATTCCGACGACATGATCGCAGTCACCGGCAATGCGGCTTGCTCCATCGCGCTCCGCAATGCGGTCTTCCGCGTGGTTCCTCGGGCCCTCATCACCCCGGTCTACGAGGCCGCCAAGCGGGTGGCAGTTGGGGACGTCAAATCACTGACATCGAAGCGGGCGCAAATCATCGCCCGGCTCAAACAGATGGGAGCCAAAGACGCCGCTATCCTCGCGGCCGTTGGAGCCGACAAGATCGAGGACATCGACCTCGCCCGGTTGGAGGTGTTGATCGGCCTCGGGACAGCAATCAAGGACGGGGAGATCACGCTCGAAACCGCCTTCCCTGGGGCCGCCCCGAAGGAAGACGGCAAGCCGATCTTCAAGGACGAACCGAAGCCCGCACCCGCCGCGGTAGAACAGCCCGCCGCCGCGCCCGCCACGCCGGAGCCTACAAACACCACCACAGAGCCAGCAGGAACCCCGCAGGACCGCCTAGGCGCAATGCTGGCCCAAGCCGGACACACACTCGCCGAGTTCAACCGTTGGGCCGTGCCCGACTTTATTCCGCAGGAGGCCGCGACATGGGCCGACGTGCCCGAGCAGTTTGCCACCCGGTGCCTGAAAGGTACTCGCGGACTCATCACCCAACTAAAGGGGGTGGCCAAGTGAACGCTCTTGCACTCCGCAATGTCGGCTCCGTCGAAATCGCAATCAACCCGGGCGCAATCGAGACCCGGGACGAAGCCATCAGCACCGCGGGCCTTATTATCAACGTCCGCAACCAAGGCCAGTTTGCCGCAGGGGCTGATGCGCTCAAGGGACTCAAGATCGTCTCGAAGGCGGTCGAAATGTCCCGCACGGCCGCCAAGGCTCCGGTGCTGGAGCTTGGAAAACGGATCGACGGAGCCGCCAAGGACTTCCTTGCCGAGGTGGACACCGAAATCCTCCGACTGACCGCGCTGCTGACATCCTACGAGGTGGAGCAACGCCGGATCGCCGCCGAGGCAGAACGCCAGCGCCAGGAGGAAGAACGCCGCCGGCAAGCCGAGGAGGCTGCCCGGATGGCTGAGATCACGCGACAGCAGCAAGCCGCAGCAAGGGCTGAGCTTTTGGCAAATACCGAACGCGAACGGGCGGCCGCCGAGGCCCGACGCATCGCAGCCGAACAGGCCGCAGCAATCGAACGAGCCGCCGCGGCAGAGAGACAAGCCAACCTTCCGGCAGTCGTCGAACCGCCGAAGGTCGCCGGGACCGTCGTCCGCGAGGAATGGAACTTCGAGGTCCTTGACCTCAAGGCGTTTGCCCAGGCCCACCCGGACCTTGTCGAGATCACGGTCCGACGCGCCGACGTGTTGAAGGTCATCCGCGGAGGGTGCCGGCAGTTGGCCCACGCTCGCATCTACACCGAGACGAAAGTGGGGGTGCGCCTGTGAAGATCATCGCCAAAATCAGCGGGTCGAACGTTCTTGTCCAAATGACAGACCGTGAACTCGCAAACATCGTAGGGAAAAATCACGAACAACAGCTGGAACCGCCACGAAACTATGGTCCGCGCCTGGACGGTCTTGAGGTCGGGACCGAATACAAGGTTTCGGAAATCTACAACCGACTCCGACAGCAAGAACAGGCTACCGAGAAACTGGAAACAGCTAAGAGGAACCTCCTCGCCGTGGCCGGTCTCCTAGAGATCATTGAACCAGCCGCTTTGATCATCGGTCCCGCGCCAAAGGAAGGAGGCGACAAGTGAGCGAAGAAGTGAACCGGCTGGAAGAACTGGCCACGCTCATCCAAGCCGAGGTTCCGCGCCTCATCGGGGAGGCTACCGACGCAATCAACGAGTCAATCAACGTGGCGCTGGAGGAAGCCCAGGAGGCCGAATCCGACGCACCGGCCAAGCTTCGGCTCGCGATCACCGCAACGTGGAACCTCGACACCAACACCGTCGAGGTCTCCATGCCCGTGACCGTAAAGCGGAAGTTCACCCGGACTGTTAATCTACCGGATCACAATCAGGAGGACCTGCCGTTTATCGTTGCGGATGAAGATGAAGACGGAGATCCGGTCCCACCCAAAATGGGTAAGGCCGTGCAAACCATGGTTGCGCGACTCAAGGCTCAGGGTTTGACCATCCACGAAAACGTCAACCTCACAATGGGAGGCACTAATGAGTGACGAACGCCACGGACTGCCATCCGCATCATCCGCGCACCGCTACGCGCTTTGCCCAGGCTCGTTCCTTTTGGAGCAGTCAATCCAGCAACCAGAGGTCTCCGGGGCCGACGCCCAAATCGGAAACCGCATCCACGGATACCTTGCCGGGGAGGGTATCGCCCTTAACGAGGAGGAAATTAAAATTGCAACCGACTCCCGGCTTCAGGAGATCGAACTCGTCAAGGCCGTCTTTCCATTCCAAGACCGACTTCAGATCATGCGGGAAAAGCGGCTCTGGGACTACGACGCGGACTTTTCTAAATCGTGGTCCGGCAAGCCAGACGTGGTCTACCACGACGCAAGCCGGGCCTTGGTCATCGACTACAAAACCGGCCGCGGGGAGGTCCAACACGCAACCGGCAACGTCCAGCTTCGAGCCCTCGCAGTGCTGGTCCAAGTCTCCCGGGGACCGTTCTCCGAGATCATGGTCGCCATCATCCAACCGCTTGCCGGTGAGCCCACGACCTGCACCTACGGGGCCGAGGACTTGGTCCGCGCATCGTCGGAGATAACGACGCTGATGGACGACATCCGCAAGCCTGACCAACCGCGCTCCCCATCGACCGAGGCTTGCAAATACTGCAAGGCCAAGGAGGTCTGCCCGGAGGCCCGCGGGGTGGTTCAGAAACTGCCCGCGCTCGTTCCGCGGGACGGGCTTGAGATCGTCATGACTCCCGAGCAGATCGCCGAGTTCCTCGCGGTTGCTCCGCTGGCCGAGGCAGTCATCGAATCAGTCCGGGGTAAAGCCCGCCGAATGATCGACGCCGGGCAGGAAATCCCGGGGTGGAAGCTCAAGCCCGGAGCAATCCGCGAAAGCATCACCAACCCGGAACTCGCCTTCGCCCGGTTCATGGACGCGGGTGGGACTCAAGCCCAGTTCGTCCAGGCTATCACCGTAGCCAAGACAAAGTTCAAGGACGCGGTCAAGGCGGCCACCGGCAAGAAAGGCCGAGACCTCGACGGGTTCGTTGAAATCATGCTCGACGGCTGCACCGAGGCCAAGGCCACCGCCCCGTCGCTTGTCCAGGACAAGGAGGTAACAAAGTGAACCCAATCATGGAACCGGAGGACGCCCACCCAATGGAGTTCGTCCGGGAGTTCATGCGCCAGTTCGGGCAACTGACGCCGGCCACGCTCGGCCTCCCGCATCCGGTGACGCAGAACTTGCGCTATCGGCTCATCGACGAGGAGGCCCAAGAACTGCGGGACGCGACCAACTTGATTGAGTACCTCGACGCCGTCGGGGACCTCCTTTATGTGGTCTACGGGGCCGCCATCGCCGCGGGATTTACCGCTCACCAAATCGAGGCCGCGGTCTACGAGATCCACAGAAGCAATATGTCGAAACTCTGGAGCGCCGACGAAATTGACAGCATCCCGGCAGACTGCCGAGCCAGCCACGTCGGGGACGGGCGCTACATCGTCCGACGCAACGACGGAAAGATCATCAAGAGCCCGACTTACAGTCCGGCCAACCTCCAACCCATCATCGAATGAGAAGCCTCAGAGGTGGCGGGTTCGCCAAAATACTACACGCCGCAGAGATTCACACTGCCGACTCCGGCAACCCGGTGATGCTCTTAACGGTCGAGTTCGAGACACGGACGCTGGCCAAGGGTGCGCTCTACGCCCAGCGGGTGCAGTTCCGATCATTCGCCCAGGAGGACCACGCGCTTGTGGACAAACTCAAGGTCGGGGCGTTCATCGCATTCGACGG